TAACGGCAGCGAAAGATTTGTATTATTCTTACTATAATGGGATTAAGCAATTAACCCAAGAAATGAAAAACATCTTGTAATGAGAATCGTTGAATTGATATTGGATGACCAACAAATGGCAAGTGGCATTGATGCGATAAGCATTGTGGAAGCCCCCGCCATTGAATCCAATTTTATTGCATTAAAAGCTCACGAAATTAAGTTTGCTCAGGTGGATGCTGAAAAACGCATCTTAATGGGGCCAGTTCTTATCCCCGACAAACCCATTTACCGCAAACAAGTGATGAACGGCGAGATGCAAGAATTTTATGTATACTTTTCAAAGAACACCGTATGCCGTGCATCCCAAATGTTCTTAATGAAGGGCAACCAAGGGAAAGCCACATTGGAACACGATATGGCGTTGCAAGGTATTTGCATGGTTGAATCGTGGATTAAAGAGGACATGGAAAAGGATAAGAGTGCCATTTATGGTATGAACGATCCGATTGGAACATGGATGGGGTGTTTGAAGGTTACCAACGATGAGATTTGGAACGACTATGTTAAAACGGGTCGTGTTAAAGGATTTTCAATCGAAGGTTATTTTGCCGACAAGTCAATGCCATTGTCAAAGGTTGAAACCGATGATGAGAAATTAAACAAAATACTTAACATACTAAAAGAATATGAAACTTCAAGGAATAAAAATTGAATTGGGTTTACTTGATGAAGTCAAGGTACAAACCGAAAGTGCGTTAAAACAAGCCGCAGCAATTGCCAAAGCGGAAGAATCTTTATATACAATTTTTGACAATGCCAAAAAGGTAGCGGGGAATTTGGAACAACAAATGAATTATGGCAACCCAATTACAAACATGATTTATAGGTCTTTGGATCGTTTGACAAAATCATCAAAAGAATTAGGCGTTGATATTAATTCATACCCAGAGGTTAAAAAATTACGCGATGCAGAACAAAAATTGTTGAGGGCAATGACTACGGCCAAACAAGCCATTGATGCTTACAAGACATTGTAAAAATCTAACAAGGTAAACAATTAAAGTATTTTAGATATGAACGCAACCGAAACATTAAATCGCGTATTGGCAACTTTGGGATTAAAGTCCGAAGCCACCATCGTAGTTGATTTGGCACAAGTTAAGACCGAGGATGGTCAAGCCACATTTGAATCAGACAATTTCGCCGTTGGCGAGGCGGTATTTATCGTTACCCCCGATGGCAATATCCCAACACCAGAAGGTGAATTTGCATTGGAAAACGGCAATGTAATTACGGTTGATCCAAACGGAACAATCACCGAGGTTGCCACTAAGGAGGAAGAAGCCCCCGAGGAAGAAATCCAAGCCGAGGATATGCCAATGGAAGAACCAATCGCCGAACCAATGCCAATGGCAAAAAGAGTTGTTAAAAGCAAAACCGAAATGGAAGAATCTTATTTCAGCAAACAGATGACAGAATTGGAAGCAAGATTTGAAGCCCGTTTATCAGCTTTGGAATTAGAAAAAGTACAATTGAGTGAGGAGAACAAAGAGTTGACAAACAGATTGGCAACCGAACCCGCCCCACACACATTGCACAACCCAGAATCAAACGGAGAAGCGAAGAAATTGCAATTCCACATGGGTAATAAAAGAGCCGAGTCAGTAAAAGACAGAGTATTTAATCAACTATTCAACTAACCACGAAATGAACAATAAATTAAACAAAATCAATTTGAGTGGCCCAACAGTTTCCCCCAATACCTACGCGGGTCTTTGGAGTGGCAAGTATGTGGCCGCTGCCCTTTTGTCGGGTGAAACCTTGTCAAAAGAACTTATCACATTGCACCCCAATGTTGCTTACAAAGAAGTAATCCGTAACTGGCAGAACTCTGTATCAATCGATTCTGCAACTTGTGATTACACAGACAACTCATCAATCACTTTGGGTGAATATGTGTTGACCACAGTTGAAAAGCAAGTAAACATGACTTTGTGTAAAAACAACTTGCGTACAACATGGGAAGCAGCCCAAGCGGGATTCAGTGCATTTGAGAAATTACCCGCAACATTTGAGGAATTTTTGTTGGCCCAGGTGGCAGCAGAAGTTGCCCAAGGTGTTGAATTAGGTATTTGGAAAACCAACACATTCTACACGGGTGGTATGGTTCAATACTTGATTGACAACTCGGCCATCATTAGTGCGGGTTCAGGTGCAACAAGTGGGTCAAATGTTGTTGCTCGTTTGCAATCAATGTTGGATGCGTCACCAGCAGCATTGTATGGTAAAGAAGGATACCAATTCTATGTTGGTCCTTTGACTATGAAGGCGTATCAAGCAGCGTTATCTGCGGGTAACTACAATTTCCAATTCTATGTTGGTGAGAAGCCAATGAACTTCCAAGGTATTCCCGTTACCATGTGTCCAGGTCTTAACGATTCGGATTGTGTGTTGGGTCTTAAAAGTGATTTGCACTTTGGAACTGGATTGTTGAGTGACTACAACGAAGTGAAGGTAATTGATATGAGTGACATTGATGGTTCACAGAATGTTCGTACAATCATGCGTTTTACGGGTGGTATCATTGCTACTAACCCAACCCAACAAGTTGTATTAAACATAACCTAATAATATAGGATAGATATAAACTTGGGGTGGGCATAAACACCCGCCCCTTTTTTTTAACCAAGATAATAAAAAAGATATGCCAAGTTGTGGAACATTATTAGGAAGATACGAACCATGTAAGCAATATGTCGGTGGTATCAAAGGTGCGTTTTTTATCCCCTTTGAATTTGCAAATACTATCGTAGTAGACGGAAGTGGTTTAATTACAAACATCAATGATGGTGCATCGCCACCAGTGGATGTAACGGGATATTTCTGGGAGTTGAAAGGATTGTCTACATTGGAAACAACCATCACCGCATCACGCGATAATGGAACTACAATGTATGAGAGTATTTTCACACTTTCATTCAAGCCAAGTGGACTTACCCCCGCTGCGGGAGATTTAGACATGGATACAATTGCAACCTTATCAAAGGGCAGATGGCAAATTGTAATGTGGGACAGAAACGACCAATTTTGGTTGATAGGTCAAACATTAGGTTGTGATGCCAATGGCGGATCAAGTTCATGGGGTGTACAAATGGGCGATGCTCGTTTGAATACCATCACTTTTTCAAGCCAAGAAAAAACACCACCATCACCAATTGATGCTGATACTTACGCTGAATTGGGTAATGTGTTTACCATTGCAACTCAACCGTAATTGTTTTAATTATATTTCTATGTTGACCCTCGCCATTCGGTGGGGGTTTTTCATTTGTAACAAAAAATCAATTTTGCGTTTTGTAGGTATGCACATCAATAACGCATCCACCAATATCAATTTCACATCCTTTGTTGAATTTACGGGTGTATCAGTGATTGAGGTGTGGCACAAGCCAACCAAAACAATGGTAACGGCTACAAGTACCCCAAGCAAGTTATATTCGTTCTACACGATGAATTTGCCATCATTAACCGCCATCAATTTAGTTGCCAATAATACGGATGAGATATTGATTCGTATATTCAATGCAGACCATTTGGTATGGGAGTATTTAGGGTATTGGATTACGGGAACGACAAACATTAACAACACTTGGAAGCAGTGGGATACCACCGCACCCGTGACACCTAATTGGATAACACTATGAGTTTAGAATTTATACAACTTCAATCATACACCGCCCCATCAATCATTGAACAAAAAAACAAGGATTGGGTGCAATATGGTGACGACAATAATTATTATCAGTATTTGATTGACTTGTATCATGGTTCACCGACCAACAATGCGTGTATCAAAGGTATTGCAGACCAAATCTTTGGATTGGGTTTGGAGGTATCGGGAACATCAAAGAACCTACCAGGTTACATTGAGTTCAAAAAAATGTTTGCGGCGGATGATTTACGGGCGGTAATTATGGATTTGAAAATGTTGGGACAAGCATCGTTTCAACTTATCAAGTCAAAGGACAAAAAGAAGTATGTCCAAGCCAAGCACTTTCCACAACAAACATTACGCCCCGCCAAGTGCAACGATAAAGGAGAGATTGAAAAGTATTATTATTATCCCGATTGGGCCAATATCAAGCGTGGCACACAACCAACAGAGATACGGGCATG